CGATGGTCGTCATCTGCTTCGCCCGGTATTTCTGCACCGCGTCCAGCCAGTCCTCTGCTGCGAGTGGCGTGTTGCGCGCAAACTGATGCTGCACTTCTGCGGCCGCGACGGAGAGGTCTTTTTTCTCCGCCTGCTTGTTCAGCCGCTCCACGATAGCCGTGCTCCAGGAATAGCCCTCATCTCCGCCCCAGCCGTGCCACGCCTGCCAGCCCTTGCCCTGCTCATCCCACGTTTCGCCCTGCTTGTCGGCTTCGTGCCGGTCGAAAAATGCTTTCATCCGGCGCACGGTGTCCTCGCTCATCGGCCGCTTGTTGATGAGGTCGCGCGCCCGAGCAATGCCCACGCTCGTCATGCCGCGCTGTGAGATTGGCTTTTTCTCGCGCACGTCGAGAGCGCGCCGTGCGTTGTCCGCCATCGCGTCGGTCGGAATGTAGGAGCCGTCGGCGAAGTTGATCGTCACGAGATTCGCGTCGTTCTGCACTTGCTCAACCGGCTCGATTTCGGCCGGTGCCGCCGCGACGCTCGCCGCCTGCGCCTCGGCTGCGCTTGCTCCCACCGCGTCGCCCGCTGCGGCTGCGGCCGCTGGCGTGCTGGGCAGCGAGGTCGTCGTGAGGCGAATCGCCGTCTCCGGAACGCCGTATTTAACCGCCAGTTCCTTCACGAATCCGGCCTCGATTGCGATCTGTTCGAGCCGCGAGAAAGCGTCGGTGCCTTCCTCGGCCGCGATCTCTTGCAGCGACTTCGCGCCCTGCCGGTTCTCGTTCATGTTCGCCGCTGACTCGCGGCCGACGTCGATGCTGAGCTTGGCTGGGAAACGCCACTCGCCCTTGGTCGCCCGGCGCAGCGCTTGAACCATTGTCTCGCCTGCGAGCAGCGGAGGCGGCGGAATCTCGCCGCGCGCGATGGCGTCGAGAATCACGGCGTCCTTGATCGGGTCCAAAACCTTGTCGGTCAGCACGCCTTGCTTGTTCGTGAACACTCGATCAGCCGCCGCGAATTCTGCGCGCACGCTTGGTCCCTTGTAGTCCTGGGTGCCGAACAGCACGCCCTCGGGAACGCCGACGCCCAGCGCGATTTCGTGCATAAGGTGCTGCACGAATCCGGTGAACGCCTGCGACGGACGCGACGGCATGACCTCGACGCGGTCCGAGTTCTGGAAATAGCGAATCATGCCGACCTCGGTCAGTTCGTTCTTTTGCGTCTGGCCGCTCGGCAAGTTCGCCGCAGGGTTTGGCTGGAAAAGGTTGCGCGGGTTGGCGGTGCCTCGGTCGTTGAAGATCAGCGCCGCCTGCTGCGACGAGAAGCGCACGCCGGCCTTTTCGGCCTGCAAGATTTCGTGCAGCATCCGCGCCGTCTGAATCGCGCTGTGCAGGTCCGTCACGCCCCGATATTGGTCCACGCGGAACGGGTCGAAGTAGTGGCAAAACTGATTCGCTGGGATGTCCTCCGCGCCGAAATAAACGCCTTCACGCGTGACTCGGAAAATCCGGTAAGCGACCGGCTGGCCGAAGTCGTTCGTGATAATCCCTTGAAAATAATTGTTCGATGCGACGGCTGACTCGTTCGGGTTGCCGATTCGCGTCGCCGGAACTAGTTGCAACTTGAGTCCCTCGCCGCTGCGCCGGATGACAAAGCCACAGTCGCCGTCAATCGGTCGTTCCTCGGCTGCGAGCTGCACGAGCTTTTTGAAGCTGTGCCGGTTCGTCACGTCGCAGTTTTTGCACCACGCGTGAAAGTAATCGTCGATGACGCGGTTGTAATCGCGATCGCCGGTCGTCGGTGAGTATTCGTGCGGAGTGAGGTAGAGCCCGAACTTGCGCGAGATTTCCCGAGCCTCGGGAAAATTGTCCACCAAGTCCCGCGCCTCATACATCATGACCACCCGGTCCCGCTGATTCTGCGAACTCTCGGCCGGCTGGGTGTATTGCTTCGGCGAATACATGCGGTTTGTCCGCGCCGCGTTGTATTCAAACAGCGACTTCGCGACGCGTGCCTCCAGACGCTTGAGCGCCCATGTCGGCGCGATGTTCTCAAGCGCCCGGTCAATCCAAGGTTTTTGCGCGACCAGTTTTGACGCGTCGAAAAAGTCGGTGCTCATGTGTGATTAGTTGCCGGTGAAGCTGACGAATGTCTGATCCGTTGACGTTCCGGCCGCGTCGGTCAATGCGTCCTGTAAGTTCCCGAGCATGTTGTTGAGCGCGTTCAGGTCTGCCCGGCTCACGCTCTTCCCGTTCAGGCTGTAACTTTGGTTCAGGAGCACGGCCTGAATCGCGTCAATCGTCTTGGTCTTGAGCGCCGTCAGCGTCGCGGTGTCCAGTCCGAGAAATGGGTTGTCGAGCATACCACTGCTCGAAACGTCAAACCGGCCCTTCTTTAGTTTCCCCCTTTATTGCTGGGTGATAAAAGGGGAAGTAATTCTCAAACGCTTATCCCTAGGGAAACTCTGGAGTTTTTGGGTCATTGCCGCCTTTTCCCCACAAACTCAGTCCTTCGGCGGCGCGTAGCGAATCACGTTCGCGATCGTCGCCATGCAAAGCAGCATCGCCGAGGTGTCGAGACCGTGATTCGGCGCGTTGCTCTTCACCTCGCGCCACTCCCAGATTCCCGTCCGAATCTCCACCTTTGACTCGCCTTTGAGATGTTCGAGGTAGAGCGGATTTACGTCCTTCGGCAGGAGCCACTTAAGGTCGCCCTTGGCTTCCAGCGCGTTCGCGAGCAAGTCTTTGAAATAGTCGCCGCTCCAGTCGTAATAAAACACGTCTCCGCCCCGGTAGTCGCTAACTCGCGGTTCGCTGAACGGGAAGTTAATCAGCTTGTCGGTCGCCTCGTCGCGCATCGTCCAAGTCTTTCGAGCGTAACCGCGCATCCCGCGCCATCCAAAGTCCGCGCAATCCCGGTCCACGTCGGCCGGGCGATAGCCGCGATCTTGGGCAACGCATGAGTCCTGCACCTTGTAGCGTTGTTGAATCTGTCGCAGTTGGTCCCGCGTCTCGACGCGCCCGAAATAGAGCTGCCGGTAGGTCGGTCCGGTCGCCGAGCTGAACGCGCCGATCTCGACCCACCAGTGGTCCTGCTGTCGGTCAATTGCCATGAAGCGGATGACCTCGCCGTCAATCGCCTCGCCGTTGCTGAACTGAGCGACGCTGTAGTCGCTCGCCTGCACGAATAGGTTGACGACCTTCTTCTCGACGATCCACGGCCGCGCCTCGCGCTTGGTCTTAAACTCGATCTTCATCTTGTCGTCACCTTGGCGCACGAAATGATTGTCCGCCTCGCAAAATTCTTCGACGAGTAGCCGCATCGGCCGGCTGACGAGCGACTCGACGCGGAAGCTCTGAATCTCGGCCGGCGCAGCTGGGTTGAGCGGAACGAACCGCCCGGCCCGCTTCCAGCCGGTCCGCGTCGTGTCGGTGTCCGGTGACTCGTGGCCGCAATGTGGGCAGCGGAAGCGGCACGACTCGACGGCCCGCGCAACGTCCCACGTCTCGTCATCGCGCCGCGCCGCGGCATCCCAGACCAAACCGCCGCGGAGCCCGGTTTCTTCGTTCTTGTCCAACGCGAACGCGATCGGGTGCACCTTGCGGCACGCCGGGCACTCGGTGCTCCATTCTTGCTGGGTGCCCTGGCGGAAGCTCGTGTCCTCCACGTTGCCGGTCTCCAGGTCCATAATCGGCGCTTGGCTCGTGTTGTAAATCTTCGACCTGCCCACCTCCTCGAAACGCGAAACGCGGGCGACGGCGTGGCCATACACCTCCTGCCACTTCGGAAGCCAGATTTCGTCGTTGATCTTGTAGCGGATGGACTGCGATTGCTGGCTCGAAAGGTTCGCCGGGTTGAGCAGGAAAAAGAAACCGCCGAAGTAGATTTCGGTCGTCGTTCGGTGCGGTCCGACTCGCGGCAGCATCGCCGCCACTGGCTTGCACGACTCGAAGATCGGGTTGAGCCGTGACTTCGCGTGCCGGTCGATCATCTCGTCGGTCTGCATCGTCCAGCTGATCGGCCCGGCGTCGTTGCAAATGAGCCACGGCACCCAGATGTCGGCGACGAGCGTGCCGCCAATCTGCACGGCCTTGCGGAAATGCACGCGGCGCACCAGCGGATTTTGGAGCGCATCGAAGATCGGAATCAACCACGGCGAGATCTTGACGTTGAACGGTCCCGGCGTGGCGTAGGACTCGGGCAAGACGATGTGCTTGCGCGCCCACTCGTAGATCGGCGAGAGGTCGGGCTGCGGAAGGCGCAGCGTGGTGAGAAGTGCGTCGGAGGCGGTCACGCGCTTTGCTTCTTTGGCCGTCCGCCCTTCGCTCCGTTTGCCCGACGTGCGGCCTGCAACGCGGCGGACTTGGACTTTCCGCCGTTGCGTCCGGTGGGAGCGCAGCGCGGCAGAACGTAGTCACGCACGCGGCGCAGTTGATAGAACGCGCAGGACAAAGCCTCGGGGCTGTCCGGTTCGTCGTATGCCGCGCAAACCTCGGAGATGGCGCGGCGGATGGATTCGAGATCGGCGTTGGTCATTTTTATGAGCAGCAGAGGCAGCGGCGGGTTTCGGCGAGGGCGGCGGCGGCTTCGCGTTGTTCGGCGGCAATTTTGGCGCGAGCCTTGTCGGCAGCGAGACCCTTGATTATCTCTCCGAGGTTGAACTGGGCGTGCCAGAGGCCGCGCACCGTCTCTGGGTGCCAGTTTGTCTGGGTGCTGATCGAGACCGAGGCGCGTCCAAGGCGGCGCACCGAGACGATTACCTGCACCCATTCGTCACGGTACCCCGACCCAGCGCGGCGAGCGTTGATCGTGGTCGTCTCGAATGAGCCGCAGGAGAAGTTTTCGGTCTCAGTTGTAACGCTGAGGCCAGCGGAGCGAGCGTAGGCGGTGAGGCGGTCGGCTTCGGCGAGTGATGCGGTGTTTTTCATGTGTTGTGTCGTTGTTGACGCCATCACCAAAACCTAGCGCGTTAGGTTTGTAAAGAACTATTTTCACTCCCTCGACCGGTCCAGAGCCTCGGCCTCGAACGTCGCGATATTCGCGTTCACGACCTCGCGGATCTCGCTGAGAATCACGCCGCCTTCCATGTTCAACTCCGCCGCGTTCATCCCGACGCCGCGAGGTCCGAGTTCAATCGTGAGTTTAAGCCGCAAAAGTAGGTCCAGCTTTTGGCCGAGCGTGACCAGCATCGCTTCGACTACTTCCCGATCAATCACGTCGCCGGCCTCGCGCTCGTTCTTGGACCGGGCGAGGCGGATCTGCTCGCGCATGAGTTCGGCTTTTAGGTCGGCCAGGTTCTTCGTCGCCGTGTCCTTGCCGATCAAGTGCTCGGCGCAGAACGCTTGCCACGCCGTCAGGTTCTCGCGCTTGCCGTCCTCGTGTTTCTTCGGCGCGTCTGGGAAGCGGTTGCGAACGTCGTAAATTCCCTGACGAGACATCCCGAGTTCCTTCGCCAGCGCGCTTAGGTCTTTGACCCAGCCGCCCGTCTGCTCAGATTGAAACTCGTTCAGCGCCTTGCGCTCCGAGGTCGTCAGCGTCTTGCCGGCCTTGAGCTTGACCGCGATGTTCTGGACGTTGCGGCGGGCGAGGATTTCGGACGGTGATTGCGCGGCGTCGCTCATTCAGAAGATTGGAGCGCCGAGGTCGGTGTCGAGCCGCCCTCTCCAGTCTGGAAGACTGGCGTGTCCGTGGTGTCACCTCCGGCGCGTGATTGGATTCTCTGCTTGCCCTTATACATCCCCGCTCCGCGCCGGTCAATCTCGCTGAATGGCAAGATCGGAACGGTCAGGCGAGCGCGGGCGGCAGGGTTGAGAAAGTAAAGGTAGCGGAGTTGAAAGCCGGGCAATGGAATCGCTCCCATGTCCCGAAGGGTTGCGAAACCAGCTTTACCTGTTTTCAGAATATGCGCGCCTTTTGAATAAGTAACCTTGGAATGGATGCCTCCATCTGGCGTTTTCCACATCGCCATGTTTTTAGTTATTCCAGTGAGTGCAAATCCGCTCGCCCGGTAGATCGTTCCATCTCCGCATTGCGTCCCATCCGCAAAGCTCACGACCCATTCAATGTGCGGGTAAGACTTACGAATGAGGCGCATCGCAACGGCGATTGCCCGGCTCTCGGAATTTCTGGGAAGCCAATCGGCAAACGCCATTCGGTTAAGTTCAATAAAGCCATTCCATTCAGTCCCGTTTACGAGCCCCAACATCTTCCGCTTGTCGAGTGATGGACCGAACTGCATCGCACCGCCGCACTTTCCGTCCAAAAAAACACCGAAGTGCAGCTGAGAGTTCTGCACTACCTTGCCCGAATAGTGACACGCCTTAACAATCCGCGCCGCGTCCTGCGAGCTGATTGGCTTCACCACTAGGTCCTTTGCGCTCATGGATTGGCGCGGTTGAATGATTGGCAGACGAACGCCAGACCGTTGCCGTTGCTGTTTTCGTTCACGCCGGATTCGCCGTGGCCCATTTGCTTCGCCTTGGCAATCGCCGCGTCAACTTCCTCGGCCTGCTCATCGTGAAGCGTGAACGTCTTTTGCTGGAATGGTTGTTTGTCCCCGCTTGCGAGTTCCGGCATCCCGACCGTGTTGGCGGCAAATTGGCCAAGGTCTTCCGGCGAGTAGCCAAGATCAGCCAAGTCAACGCCCTCGTCCTGTAGCGATTTCAAAACGTCGTTCAGCGAATCCTCCCACTCTGCCAGCTCCGCCGTCCGGTTGTCCGCGATGGCGAACGCCGTGGCCTCGACGCCCGCAAGCTCGGTCCGCACGATCTGGATCTCGCTCCAGCCGAGTTCCTGCGCTGCGGTCAGCGTGCCGTTGCCGGCGAGGACGATGCCCTTGGCGTCCACGACGATCGGTTTTTGCTGACCGAATTTGCGCAGGCTCGCTTTGATCGCGTCGAGGTTGCGGCGCGAATGTTTGCGGACGTTGGACGGGTCAAGCGAAAGCTCGCTGATTTTGGTCGTTGTTAGTTTCATGTGTCAATGTGGCTCAAAAAACGAAATGGTTTTTTTTGCGCTAGGTCGTCTAACC